TAATACACCATTATATAATTTACCGATTGGATAAGTTTTCTGAGCATTCATATGAATAATGCAATTTGAAAGAGGAGGAGTCTCAAATATAACATCTACTATATTGCAATTAGAAATATTCTTAAACTTAGGGTCTATATCATAATATGTTAAAGAAATACCCATTGGTGCAACAACCGCAAATTCATTAAATGTATTCCCCGGAGCAATTATAGATGCATCTAATTCACCCGACTCTAACAACCATTCTATTGCTTGGTAAGTATCTTCACGCATCGTAGGACTCCCATAATTCCTTAGCCCACCCCTTGGTCTCATGAAGTTCTAATGCGTCCTTAGCGGTCCGATTAAGACGGATGTGAGAGGTGTTGAATAGTGCTATCTTGTGTCCAACTTTCTTCTCATTAAGAGCGTTATCATAATTGTAATTGTACGCTATGCCTTCATCCCAAGTGTCTAATCTATCTTTCCAGTAATGTTGATAAAACAAATACTTATCTAACGAGTTATATGTAAAGAATATCTTCTCAGAGTTTTCTTGTGTATAATCATATAACCATTGACCACTATCACTCGACCAATATACAAACGAACTATTGATATGACACGATGCACCGCGCCCATAATTAAACATTGTTCGTTTTTGTAAATCGAACCAGTAATTGAATATCAACTTTGGTTTAGTGCTCTTTGTTGTAACTAATTCAGTTATGTTGTCATGTATTAGTACATCTAAGTCGATCCATACATTATGTTCCTCATGAGATAAGTTAAACAAACATAACTTCTCCCTAGTGAATACTCTATCCTTGGGATAATTAAATCGATCAAAGGAATTGTAATCTATAATATATACTTCAGGGCGAATACCTTTTTTATCATCTGTTATGCAGTGAAATTTAAATGGCGCATCAATGTGCTTCACTAATGAACCATATAGTCGGTTAACATAGTCGCAGGAATATTTGTCTCCCCATTTAAATGTAAATATATTAATCATACCATATCTATATGCAAGAAGTTAGAATACCATTAAAGAATATTATCAAGTTCGGTCAGAGAACTATGCTTGAGGATGATGTATTTAATGTAAGTTGGATATTAGGAAGATTCTGCAACTATAAATGCTCGTACTGTTGGCCATACGCAAATAGTAGCACATTAGACTTTTCCGAACTTTATACTTATAAATCTGTAGTGGACCGTATCCACGCCCAAAGCAGCGCAAATGGTTTTTCAAAAATACATTGGAGTTTATCTGGGGGCGAACCTACAACATACAAACATTTGATTGAGTTGGTTAGTCATATAGCAGAGTATGAAGAAGAACAAACGATCCATATGACTAGCAACATAAGCCCTGGAATTAAATGGTGGGATAAGTGGGAGCGAGATACTAGAAAATTCGCAAGGCGTTCTATCACAGCAAGTTTTCATGCAGAGTTTGCTAAGGAGAATAAGTTCATAGAGAAGTGTTTACATCTAAACAAATTAGGTATTCGCTTGGTGGTCAATCAAGTAATGGTTCCAGAACTATTTGGTGAGACATATGCAAGACTTGCTAAGATGTATGAACTAGGTATTAATGTTACGATGAAACCTCAAAGTGACGAAACTGCAAGTTCAATTGTATATGGATATACCGAAGAAATGCTTTCATTAATGCAACAAGGGTTTCCACAGAAGTATGACGGCAGGGAAATTTCACAGATCGTTATGCATGATGTTGGCGGTGAAACTTATTACATGGATCAAGCAGAGAGGTTCAATGCGTTTGGGTTTAATGAGTTTTCTGGATGGAAATGTAATGCAGGATATCAAGGGTTGATAATTCGAGGAGATACTATTAAACGGGGTTACTCATGTAATGATGAACCTATAGGAAACCTACAAGAATTTAAATTATTCTCTAGTCCAGTAAAGTGTTCCACTCCACGGTGCGTCAGTTCAGCAGATAGTAAGATACCTAAGTTTAAATAATTTCTAAACCAAATTGAGATGGGAGCATTTCTTGAACAAGTTCTATGTGGTTTGGCTCAATATCAAATGATACTGTAGATGCAGTTTCAACCTTAAAATTGTCAATTATACTTCGTTTGTTTGCACGGTTTAACCACGGACTTATTATACTATCAAACACATATCTAAACTGATAAAATGTACTATCTTTCAGTTGTATCTTTACTCGCACGGCGGAATTTAACATACAGTGCCGTAGAAGTTTCCTAACAACTAATTGATATCTATCAGACTCGCCGAAGTTACATGCAGTATGAATATATCCCGCGTCCATATGATACCATTTCCCATCTGGCATCAGTTTATGCATAACCTCGTCTGAAAGATTTATAAGGTACGACATCTCGGATGCAATGGTTAAATGATATCTATCATCGATATCAGCATGTGATAGGTATGATTGTCCTGGCGAAAGTTTAATAATCCTAGCCTCACCTATTTCAATATCATTTAAAGAACATATTATATTTTCCCAAACCGTATTGATAAATTTAGGTTTACATTTCCACGGATCATAAAAGAAATTTCCAGTGGGTTCGTTAATAACGGTTTTAGAATCTATAACAGGCAAGTTATTATTTGCTTGCAGTAAGTCATCTGGTGTTACGCTATATTTTGTAGGTGTTATCATTCTGGCATATATATTCATGAGGAACTTTAGTATTTAGTTTAATTAGTTAGGAAATTTTTAATGAGTGGATGTGATAGTAAAACATTTTGTATGCATCCTTTTACAGGACTCGCAACAAGGGAAGACGGCGCGGTTAAGGTGTGTTGTAGAAGTGCTCCTATTGGGTTTATTCAAAAAGAATCTCTTGAGAAGATTTGGAATAATTCTATGATGTTGAAAGTTCGTAAACAAGTATTAAACAATGAGCGACCCGAGGTATGTAAACCATGTTTCGACTTAGAAGACCAAGGTGTCGAGAGTTTGCGTCAAAGACATATTAAGAACACTATTCCAGAATCTAGAGTTAACCTATACCCAGAAGCACTTGATAAACTAAATGATGATTACACAATGGCATTTGAACTGCCTACGATGGAAATTAAACTTAACAATCTATGCAATCTGAAATGTAGAATGTGTAACCCATTAGACAGCACTAGTTGGAAAGACTGGGATCAGGTTACAGAATTCTACGCAAAGGACAGGAATATACTAATACCCATTGTAGAGTCGTTAGTAGATACTCCAGGAAAATATATTGGTGAGTTTGACGACACTGATAATTGGTGGAAAAGTTTTGAAAAATTATTACCACACTTCAGGCGAGTAGAATTTGCTGGAGGGGAACCTCTTATGGATCCACAGCATTACAAGATACTTGATATGCTTAAACCATATGCTCATCAGATTGAGTTGAAGTATGCTACTAATGGAACAACATTAGGTATTAGCAAGGGTAGGACTATTCATGAGTACTGGCCGCATTTTAAGCAGATCGCGGTTAATGTTAGTATTGACGGTATACATGACGTCTACGAATATGTTCGGGGTAACGGTAAGTTTAGCACTATAGAATCTAACATCGAGGTGTTTAAATCTTTTCCAAATGTGAGTAGAGTTGTTGGTGCATTCACAGTACAGTCAAACAATATATTACAGATAGACAAGGTTATCGATTATTTCATAAACAAATTGGGCATTGTATTTTATTCTCACAGAGTTAGTTATCCTTTAGCATTAAGTGCGCAAGTAATACCGCCAGATCTGAAGGAAGGTGTTATAGAACGCTTAGAAGAAATGAAACTAGAGATATTAGATTATCCTCGCATTCAAGAAAATAAGTTGTTGGAAACTGTAACTAGGCAACAGATTCAAGATAATATAAATTTCTTGAAGGCAAAGTGTATGTATGATTCGCATTGGCAAGACTGTATAGATTTTAATATGAAATTAGATAAGACTAGAAATCAAAGTTTATTGCAGGTAATACCAGAATTCAAGCCCTATGTATGAATCTATATGCTTAGAAGGAGATACTGAAGTTGCTAATACGATTAGCAAGTTTTACTCAGGGGATAGCGAAAAGATATTTAATAAAAATATTTCTATTATCCCAGATTGGTATTGGTATGATGTACCAATTTCATATGAATTCAACTCTAAGGGTTATAGGATGCCTCAGTTTGACGAAGTTAACTGGGATAATTATTTTATTGCTTTGGGGTGTAGTAATTCTGTTGGAGTTGGATTGCCTTTAGGGGTAACATATACTGGATTATTGAGTGATGAACTGAATATTGATTGTGTTAACTTAGGATTATCTGGGGCGAGTAATGATTTTATCACTATGAACTTCATACATAGTATAGACAAACTGCCAAAGAAACCCAAATTCGTAGTAGTTAACTGGACTAAACCATATAGGTTTATGTGGTTCAAAAGAACACTTGATATAGAATGGATATATAATTGGGTTCCAAGTGTATCCGCATGGGGTAAGAATAAAGTACCGGATTTCTGTAGGCATGAAGATTATGTCAGCAGATCTTATGCTAATTTGTCTAATCACGATTTAACTTATCACAATATAAATTCATGGAAGTATAAGCGAAAGTCTATTCAGTTAATTTGTTCTGCATTAGGAGTGGGTTATGTAGACTTCAGTATGTTTTCGGATTTTTCTGAATACTGCGAGTATATATCAATTGATAATTTCGATGTGAATTCTTATTGGGCTCGAGATATTCAGACCGCAAACTTAATAGATCCAACTAAATGCAATGGACATGTTGGTAGGTATCATCATAAACTAGCATACGAATATACGATAAATCAATTATGATTAACATAGTAGATAAAGTTGAAATACCATACGATCCTTCTTGGGGTAATATTGCAATAAGCATGTCAGGAGGAGCAGACAGCACTATACTTGCATATCTACTATGCGATATGATTAAACAAAACGATAACTCTACAGCAGTTCATGTGATCAATCATGTTAGAATGTGGCAAACGCGCCCATGGCAAGAGTATGACGCACTGAGAATATATGAAGTACTATGCGAAATGTTTCCACAAATTATATTTCATCGACATGTTAATTTTATACCTCCAGACCTAGAATATGGTGTTTCTGGACCAACTATAAAAGATGCATATGGTAGAACTGTATCAGGAGACAACATTGCAAAACGCTCATTTGCAGAATATGTATGTAAGAAGTTTTCTGTAGACTGTCATTACAATGGAGTTACTAAGAACCCTCCAGTTCAGATTCGAGGTGCTATGACCGAGCGAGAACTCACTAAAAATGAATCTAACACACATTTAGAATTTACTACTCATATGGGAATATTTGTTAGTCATCCATTGCGGTTTGTAGATAAATCTTGGGTGTACCGACAGTATAGGGACAACGGTCTATTAGAACTATTTGAGCAGACAAGAAGTTGCGAAGGTGAGTTTGACGGATTAGACTATAAGTCATATGGACCATATCAACCAGTCCCAGTATGCGGTAAGTGTTTCTGGTGTGTAGAAAGAGAATGGTCTATTAAAAATGCATAGCGTTCGTAATAGATGGTATAAGGAAAATACCGTAAAGGTAGAATGGAACATAGGCAAGCGATGTAACTACGACTGCTCATATTGTCCTGCCGAGATACATGACAACCATAGTAAGAGCACACCTATAGATGAACTAATATCAGCGGCAGACCAGTTGCTTCAGATAAACAAGCATATGAGGATTAGTTTCACGGGTGGAGAACCATGTGTCAATAAAGGTCTACCGCAGTTAATAGAATATATTAAGTTGAACGGAGTAAGTTTCGTAAGTGTCACAACAAATGGTACTATGCCAGCAGATTACTACGCCTGTCAAAGGGTTGATCAGTATGTGTTTAGTGTACATTTTGAATACGACACCGAAAGGGTGTTAGAAACTATACTATCAATAAATGATCTGAACAAATTTCAAATTGTAGTTCATGTTATGGTGTTAGAAGAACAGATAGAGCGTGTGCATAGTGTTGTAGATACACTAGACGTTGCTGGAATTCCATATGTGCTAAGGCGAATCCGTTGGAACAGTGGTTTAAGCAGAGATGACTTTGATGACTCTCGATATGAAACCAAAACAATACAGTGGATGGTTAACAGCGCTGCGACAGTTAAACCCAATTGTATTGTAGATGACACAACTTTAATACATGCAAACGATGTATTGAAAACAAATACTAATCAATTCCAAGGGTGGTCATGTAACGCAGGAATAGAAAGTTTGATGATAGATCAGGATGGAGAAGTGTACAGAGCAACTTGTAGAGTAGGTGGTAGATTAGGAAACATATATAATGAGAAGTTTACTATACCGAATGAATGGATAACATGCACTAGAACGTTCTGCACATGTGAATCCGATATACCATTAACAAAATGCAAATAGACAATTTAGACACAAGGAAATATAAGAGATTCTTTGCATTTGGATGCAGTTTCACTTGGTACTACTGGCCGACGTGGGCAGACATCATCGGAAGAGAGATACCCTACTATGAAAATTGGGGACGCGGCGGAGCAGGAAACCAGTTCATATTTAATTCATTAATAGAATGTAACTTGCGGAATAAGTTCACAGAAGATGATCTGGTTATAGTAATGTGGACTAGTTGTTCTAGAGAAGATAGATACGTTGATAATGATTGGTTATTATCTGCAACGGAAAATCGTAAATCTGTATATGGTAATACATGGATGCGAAGGTTTGCTAATCAAGACAAGGGTTTGATGATACGCGATTTTGCATCCATACAATCAACACAAACCTTATTAGATTCGTTTAATGTAGACTGGGTTAATTTAAATAGTCTACCTCTGATAAGATTTGATATAGATCGAGCAGAAAGAGATATCAAGAATGGTATTGCTTCTATAAACGACCTAGAAACTCGCTGGGCAGATCAGCAACAACACTTGCATGAAAATAATGGATACTTTGATGAATACCTAAAAGGTAAATCTGTAGTAGAGTTATATAAAGATATATTTCCCAATATCAAAGAGTCTCTGTATAGAACAATACTTAATAACAAAAAGAGACCCAACTTCGGAGATCTACATCCAACACCAATCGAATCCCTAAATTATTTGAATAAAGTAATACCTAATAATTTAAAGTCGAATGAATATGTCAACGGTTGGGATGATATGGTTTTGAGGATAGAAATTGTAAATCAAATGCCAGAAAAATTTGTTAGGAAACTCCCATTCAGGTTTTAGACTTAGAAATATGTGTATCTGGTTGACATGGACAATTTATCCTAGGGCATATAATACTATCTAGTTTAAACATAGACATATCGAATTCATCGATGAAGTCCTCTGAGAAAATGTTTAGATTAGACCCTTTGAACAACTGTTCTTGACACGACCCCTTTACCGATCCATCATAACTGATAACTAGGTTTTCCTTTGCTACATCACATTTCCATCCATGGAAAAAGTTCCATCTACCGTTAATATGAGTTTCTGGGCGACAAGAAACTGCTGATCCATCGTCAAATATAGCAACGCTCTTTACAACGCTCAATACATCCATTCGAGGTAATATCCATTCTCCAGGAGGTATACGTTTGAGTGAGGGGTTAATGTATGCAAGTTGATCGGGAGTGTATGAATTGATATCTTTACCAGGAGACTCTACAACACTTTTTGCTTCAACAATCCACAGTTCTTTACTCCTTAGCATCTTGTTAATAAGACCGACACATTTATCCCAAGCGGTCGCATCCATCAACATTATAGAATTAATAATAACACCTTTACGATACAACATGTCAGCAACACTTATGAAGTGTTCTATGTTCACGAATTCATGATGACAACTTAACACTGCTTTGTCTATGTGTTCAGAATTTTCTTCCCACCAACGAAGAGTCCTAGATCCGTTGGAAGTTACTTGGATTCTGACATCATGTTGTTCTTTGATCTCTCGACAGAACTGCCCGAGGTGAGGCCACATTGTAGGTTCACCCCCTCCTACTAAATTTATCAGATATGTATTTTTACCAAACTTCTCATTATATACATCAAACAATCTGCGAAAGTTTTTTATCACAGTGTCAATATTCTTTGGATACCTATACACTGCATCTTTAGAACCCGGAAAGCAATATCCACAATCATAGTTACATATATCAGTTGGCCAGAATCTAATATCAAGAACATTAGATTCTTGGGTATTGACGATTCGTATTATTTTATTTTTATTCATATATCAAATGAGCAAGCTCTGGAAATATTTCTATAAATTTAGTATTACGGATACCATCCATCTTAGTAACATACTCTGAGAAAGCGCTGAGTTCTTTGCTATTATCTAAACCGTCCATAAAATCTAGTATTGCTTGCCAGCGCTTCCATCCATATGGATTAGTTTCCCAGAAGTTCTCATCAGTCCTATAGTTTACATATAACCATTCTTTAAATTCTGCAAATATTCTATGAATTTCCTCTTTATCTTTCTTAGGTAGCGTTGTAATACTTAACCAAGTTGGGATATATAACAAATGCATATTAAATATGCCTCCACCCGCTTCGGTATCGTTATATACATTCTGCAGATTCACTTTAGTAAACCCTTGTGTTATTTTCCATTTAGCAAACTCAGGTAAATGTTTAATATTCATTATCTGTATGGCGGTTGCAATACTAACATGAATATTATCTGGGGTATTATCCAATTTATGTAAGTTACGCACAATAGTATCCCAATTACTAGGATACCTGATGTATGCGTTCCTATCGGTGAGTGCATCAACACTAAATCCTATCTTAACTTGCTTGAAATTTTTCCACAAATCAATAATATCATCATTCAATAGTAGTCCGTTGGTGTTATATCGCAATTGGATTTTATCATGATATCCTTGTCTGATAATTTCTTCAACAAATTTTCTATGCTCTTTAATCATTAGGGGTTCTCCCCCTGCGAAATACACTTGCTTCAAATTAGGTATCTGAGCATACATTTCTTTCCAGAAGTCAGGGTTCTCATACCATGAGTTATTGAATTTAGTTGAGTCCCATGCCATCTGTTTGCGTAAAGATTCATGACTCAGTATCGGGATTAACTTTTTATGATCTGCGACCCATCTACTGCTATCATGGGGACTACACATAATACATTTTATGTTACATGTATGCCCAAGTCGTAGGTCTAAATACGCAAGTTTTTCTGGTACAGTTCCATCCCCTTCGGTATCATCTACAAGTTTTCCAATATCATAACCATCTTCCATCCAAGTTCCGGTCTCCCATATTCGTTTACTAACAACATGTTTAGATTCTTCTGCGAAACACTTAGTACATGAAGCTGGAATTTCTCCAGATAACATAGTGGTGCGCACGCTTTTCATATAATCATTATTCCACGCACTCATTGGAGTTTCTCTACCAAAATTTGCTGGAGAACCAGTTTCATTCTTCACCAACCCAATTGTATGATCTTCCCCGGCACCACTGCTATTGCTATTACAACATAGGCGCATATCACCATTAGGACGAGTTGCAAAGTGCATCCAAGGCAAAATACAGAAAGTATCAGATCCAGTTATATCAGATATCTTTTTTTGATATCTACCAATGGTGCTATCTTCGGGTTGTATCCAATGTACTTTATTCATTTAATCTTTGTGTCCAATAATCATATATCTATTGTATAGTGGTAAAGGTAGTTCTCCAGCATATGTGATAGAACCTAAGTTGCTTTGATGTGTAAATTCTTCTAACGACCTCGATATCCTTACATGCTCTTTTATCTCGTAGTTATTACTTTGCAGTACAACTAGGGCATCGCCAGGGATTTTATCTAACCAGCTGTCGTATTGATCTTGTGTTATGTGCTCGCATGAGGTATTTATTGCGACATCTGCAAGAGAATAAATACTACACATATCAGAGGTTATTGCTTGGAACATCCCTTTACTATACTCGACACGGTTAATTTCTTCTGCTGTGCGTTTACAAGTGGGGTCGATATCAATGCTACGGATGCTTGTTATATCGAAATCACTTTGAAACAACATACTGGATAATATGCCCGTCCAACCTCCAAAGATATCAATGGAGATATCCTCTTGTTTATTTAAAATGTCTGTCAGTTTGTTAACAACCCATTCTTTACTGGATACTTGTCCACGCCACATCGAATCCATAACCCTAGTTGGATCATCTGATGTTCGGATTGCATGTATCCAATAATGTAAGTGTTCTAAGTCTATTCTCATAATTATGACCCTGCTGAATCAATAAATATTATACTACATAATTATATAGTGAGATTTTAAATATTATAAATATACATGTATAGAATAAACAATTCGGAGATTTTATGGCAGTTTATGCTAACCTATTCATGGATCAGGGAACTGATTTCAGAACTACTATCAACCTTGAAGGTGGCACAGGCTCGGCGTTTGATATTACAGATTATGATATACTTGCTCAAATGAGAAAAAGTTATTCTTCGAATAAATCTTACGATTTCGAAGCTAACGTTAATGACGGGGAAAACGGCGTTGCTATTTTAGAAATGACCGCAGCAACGACTAACGCTATCAAGCCAGGTCGTTATGTATATGATGTTCAGGTTAAATCACCTCAGGGAGTCTATTATAGAGTCGTTGAAGGTCAAATTGAAGTTAGTCCTGCTGTAAGTAGACCTAATGTTAGTGTATCTGGCACAGTCATAATCGACGGTGGCGCTGCAGATACCGATTATTCTGCAGCTTCTGGCGTTTTTGACGGCGGTGGTTCGTAAAACTATTATAAATAAATAGAGGTATATAAAAAAATGGCAGATAGAATTGTCGCTAAGGTTATAACTAACCCAACAGTCACCGCAAAAACTTTTACTCCTAGGAACCTTCAGGCGACTAGCATAGGTATTAGCGGTGGTATCGCGATGGCAGATTTATCGGATGTGGTGATACCAGATTCTCAAAGATTAACTGGTGCATTGATGACATACGATGCTGAAAGAGGCGGATTTGTTGTTCTATCAGAAATTTCAAGTCCTAACTTAAAACTAAATGGAGGTGCATTGTAAAATGGCCGGAACAGTAATTAAATTAAAAAGTAGTCCCCAGTCGGGCGGCTCATCAGCACCATTAGATAATACGCTTGAGGTAGCAGAACCGGCGTATACATTCTCCAATGGTATTTTATGGTTAGGACAAGACGACGGTGGAGGACTTGGTGGGACAACTTCTGTTCAAATCGGTGGTTCTTACTTTACTACTAAACTAGACCACAACCTAGGCGTACTGACCGCAAGTTCTGCACTTTTAGTTGACTCTAACAGTCATATTGATAAAGTCATTGCTGGTGCTCTACAGTTAACTACATCGGGTGGTGCTGGTCAGATTGTTAGCAGCATTGCGACAACCATAGACGGAACATCTTCAGATACACAATTGGTTACTGCTCTTGCAGTCAAATCATTTGTTCAAGCTGAAACATCTAGTATTGAACTTGGTGAGATATCTAATGTAACTCTGGGAACTCTCGCAGCAGGTAACGTACTAGTATACAACTCTGCTTCGGGTGAGTGGATTAACCGCGCCCTAAGTGGTGATGTTACTATCAATGCATCTGGTGTTGCTGATATCAGTGCATCTGGTGTTAGTGCTGGTAATTATGGTTCTGCAACTGCAATTCCAATATTTACAGTTGCAGCAGATGGTCGTATCACAAGTGCTGGTACTGCAAACATTGCAACAACTCTGACAATTACTGGTGATGATGCAATCACACAGGGTATTGATCTATTAACCGAAACGCTCACTTTAACTGGCGGCACGGGCCTTACCACTGTAACAACAAGTAATAGAATTACTGTAAACCTTGACGATACCGCTGTAACTGCGGGTACATACGGTTCTACTGCTGCAATTCCTCAAATTACTATTGATGCTCAAGGTCGTATTACAAGTGCAACCACTCTTAGTGTTGCTACTGTACTTGATATTGCTGGCGACTTTGGTACAGACTCTGTTAACCTATTGGATGACACTTTCACCATTTCTGGTGGAACTGGTCTAACCACTACTGCAACTGATAATGCACTTACAATTGTACTAGATGATACTGCTGTAGCCGCTGGTTCATACGGTTCTGCTACAGTTATTCCAGTACTAACTGTTGATGCTCAAGGTCGTATCACAGGTGCAACTACACAAACAGTTTCTACCAATGTAACCGTTGCAGGTGACACTGGAACTGGTAATATTGCAACCGGATCTACACTAACTGTTGCGGGTGGAACAGCTTTAACCTCAGTATTCTCTGCGGGTACTGTTACTGTAACACTAGATGATACTGCTGTAACTGCCGGTGCATATGGTTCTGCAACTACAATTCCTCAGTTCACAGTTGATGCGCAAGGTCGTATTACTGCTGCTGGAACTGTTGCGATTAACGCAAATTCATTCGGAACTGTTTCTGTAATCGATGCAGACTCTGGATTTAGTTGGTCTGATAACGGCACTGCTGTCTCTGCTGCTAATGCCGCGACTCTAACATTCGTATCTGGGTATGGCGTAAACGTTGATGTAGACTCAGCATCAGATGCAATTCGCTTCAATAACACTGGTGTTACTAGTGCCACAGCTGGTACATACATCACGGTTGATGCATCAACTGGTGATATCACAATCGGCACAAACGCGACTGCTGCTAATACAGTAAGTACTCTAGTTGCTCGTGACGGTTCTGGTGACTTTGCTGCTAATAAAGCAACACTGAACGAATTACAAGTTGATAATATTAATATCAATGGTAATGTAATTTCTAGTACTGTTACTAACGAAAACATTCAGATCTCACCTAATGGCACGGGTATTGTCGAAATTACGGCAGAAACCAACATCACAGGCAATGTCGTAATTGCTGGTGACTTTACTGTCAATGGTCAAACTACTACAATTAATGTTCAACAACTAGTTGTTGAAGATCCCATCATTTACCTATCTAGTGCCGCCGCAGGCAATGCTGTAGACATTGGTTTTGTAGGTAACTACAATGATGGTACATATGCACACACTGGTTTGGTTCGTCATGCTGCAGATGGTGTATACTACCTATTTGATGGATATACTCCTGACATTGATGTCGACGGTAACATACTTGACATAAATCATGCATCGTTAAATATTGCTTCTTTGCAGGCAAACGTCGTAGGTGCTTTGATTGGTACTGCTGAGACTGCTACTAAACTTCTAACCACAAGATCAATATCGTTAACTGGTGATGTCGTTGGTACGCTGACATTTGATGGTAGTGCCGATGTTAGTATGACTGCAACTATCCAGGCCAACTCTGTTGCTCTGGGTACTGATACTACTGGTAACTATGTTGCAACTCTAGCAAGTGCAAACGGTGGTCTAATAGTAACTGGTTCTGGATCAGAAACTGCTGGTGTTACAATCGAACTAGATGTAACAGATAGTCTTTTTGTTGAAGGTGTTCAAGATGCTGCTGGTGCATTGTTCTCCAATGGTACACAAAGTCATATCAGCATTACATACGACGACGCAAACAATGCTATCAATGCATCTGTTCCAGTCGCAACAACTTCTGTTAAGGGTGTTGCTTCTTTCAGTGCTGACAACTTTGCAGTAACTTCTGGTGTAGTTACTATCACGGTTATCGATGGAGGAACATTCTAAAGTTCTTTTAAATCTTATATATATTATGTAATGTTAAAATATAACTCCCCTCTTTAGGGGAGTTTAACAACCAAAGGTCTTTACCTAATGACAACGAAAATTATACACAAGAAGTCTTCCGTCTCTGGAAAGGCTCCTCTTGCAGGTCAACTCGATTATGGTGAGTTGGCAGTTAACACATACGATGGTGTAATTTATCTTAAACGCAATCAAGGCGTTGATGATGAATTAATTACAATTGCTCCGGTATCTGAAGATACTCTAGAAATTGACACCACCGGATTTTCGAACTCGTTAGGTTCCACACTGGCAGAGGTCTTAGAAGACCTAGACTCTGCTATCACTTCTGCCGCAGTT